AGATTTAGCACGACCATACTGTTCTGCTTTAGCATTTTTGTTACCAAATCTTTTTGCGATTGCTTTGGCGATGAGTTCGCCTGCTTTGAGTGCTTCTGGACTTTTTAGTAATGTTTTGTAAACACCAGGATTGATACCTACTTCTTCAGGACTTTTAATTTTCTTTCTATTGTTTTTGTGCCAACCAATAACTATCGCTGCTTCGTAATCTTCAGCTTTTAGACCTTCTTGTAGTTGTACCTTTTTTTCCTCGTATTCGTTGAAACTTAACATTTCAATTCCTCCATATAGTGTATATGTACTATTTAGTCGAGGAAGAACTTAGGAAGACCACCATTTACTTTCCAAGGTTGGTTTTCATTATGAAAATCTGCGAGTTTTCTGGCGTCTTTACGAAAGTCAAAAGTAGAAACCTTACCCTTTTGACCTAAGTTGTTAGTCTGCCATACCTCAAACTTGATACTCTTACCTCTCTTTACAGACTTAACCTGCATAGAGTAACCTGTAGGAAAACTAGTATTGGAAGTCTTGGAACTTCTTGTATTTTTCCTCTGGCGTTTCTTCCTTCGTAGGGTTGTGTTCGACATATTTCTCCTTTTGCTCTGGTTGTATTAGATTTTGTGCTGATTGTTCTATATCAAACAATTTCATTCTACTTCTATCAACACCAATAATAAACTTTCTATTCATTGTTGGATCGTTGTATCTGTTTTTTAATTGTTTGACAAGCATTTGACCTGCCTTTTCTAATTCTTCACTACTAATCAAAGCAAACATAAAGTCTGCTGTTGCTGGTAAACCAAAACTTTCAGACGTATCTTCTAAACCTACATCTGTGGAAACAAAACCTGTTCTTGTAGTTTGTGTTGCCGTTACAATTGGCACATTTAATTCTACTGCCAACCCTCTTAATTCTTCAGCGATTGCTTTTATATAAGTATAACTGTTTACATTAGCACCTGCCTTAAATCTACTTGAAGCACAAATATTAATATAATCTATGAATATAATATCTGGTTTAAAACTTTTCTTTAATGCCAACTCGTTTACTAATGCTCTAAAATGATTACTACCTGCACTAGCAGTTGGATATTCTTTGATGATAACTGTACCTGTTGTCTTGCCTTGTAATTGTACTATCTTATCGTTAAACATCTTTTTGTTTAACATATGTAAATCTTCCATAGATACATTTAATAAGTTAGCATCTATTCTTTCTGCAATTCTTTCCTCTGCCATTTCCATTGTGATATACAATACATTCTTATTATCTGCCAAGGCAGCGGCAGCCTGATGACACATGAATAAAGTTTTACCAACACCCGTACCTGCAAGAGCAACGTTTAGTGTTTTGTTTGGCAATCCGCCTTTGGTAACTTTATTGAAGAAATCTAAATCAAATGGTATTCTATTTTCTTTTTTATGATAATAGTCAAATCTTTTTTCTATATCAGACAAGTAATCATGCCCGACATTCTTATCAAAAGAGACGGCAAGGGCGTCTCTCATTATTTCAGGTATTGCTTCTGCTGTTTGTTTTTGATTTTTGCCATCTAAGATATGAATACCTTCCATGACGGCATTATGTACTGCACGGTCTTTACAAAACTTTTCTGTAGTATTGACTAACCAATCTAAGTCTATTTCTTCTTTGTTTAATGTAGAGATTAACTCAACAATACGTTTATATTCGTCTTCATTTAAGTCTTTACGTTTACCAATATCAATCTGTAAAGTTTCTTTTGTAGGTCGTTTATTATATTGATCAATAAACTTTTGTATTTCTGAGAATACAATACGTTCACTACGGTCTTCAAAGTATTCTGGTTTTAGAAACGGTAATACTTTTCTAGTATAGTCTTCGTTATATAATAAATTTTTAAGTGTTGTCTTCTCTATTCTTTCCGCTGTTACCATCTGTGTCCTTCTCTACTTCTATTGCCAATATATCGCCTATAATGTTTATGAAATCATCGTTGTCTGTATTACACTCGTTTGGATTTTCATGTACATTATATTCAAACTTTAATCGTAACTTATCATTTTCTTCTATAGGTGTTACTTTACCATAAGTATACATAACACCCTCAAACTTTCCTTCTTGTATAAGAAAACCTGTAAGATCACTCTTACTGTTTTCCATGTAACTATACTTCGGGATTGCCATAACTGTATTCTCTTTTTGCCGCTTCGTCTAATTGTGACATAACATCGTCAGTAAAATACTTTTCTGGTTCATTGTAAATAGATTTGGCATACTGCTTCGTACCATCTGGTAATTCAATTCTTGTAGACACTTGTTTAAATATACCATGTTTCACTGCTAAGTCAAGTAAACCATAATATTTATCTAAACCAGTTTCATATCGCAATCTTACATCTACCATCATGTTCTCTTTTGATAGTCTGCTCTTTTGAGTTTTACAATGTATGATATTACCTACAACTTCAGTGCCTTCTTTATCTTTCTTTTTAGATAGATACACAATTGTTGATGCCGCATATTTAAGACCACTACCGCCACCCATTTCTTTAGTTGGCATGTAAGCACCCACAACATCATAAGTGTGATTGGTAATGACCATAGGGACTTTTGCTCTACCAAGTTTTAAAGTCAACACTCTAAATGCCGCTTTCAATACTTGGGCTCTAGTCATATCTCTAGTTTCTTTACCGTCTGCTGTATCTTCTACTTCTTTTGTAGTAGATAACATACCAAGACTATCTAATACCATAAAGATAGGTTTACGATCTGCTTCATCTTGTTCCATGTATTTGTCTAATACAGTTAGTGCCTGTGTTCTAAATTCTTGTACAGTGGTTACTGGCATGATAATCATACGTTCACTATCAATGCCTCTTTCTTCTATCATTGATTTTGTTAAAGCACTTTCACTTTCAAAGTAAATTACACCAGCATCTGGGTTACTATCTAAGAAGTGTTTGACCATACCTAAAACAAAGAAAGTTTTACCAGTAGCACTTTCACCAGCAAGAGCAGTAATCTTGTTTGATGGTATACCACCATGTATACTACCTGATAGTAATGCGTTGAATATATGTGAACCAGTATCAATGAAAGTATCTACATCACCTGCTTCAACACCGTCTGCTACAAGACTGGCATATTCATTACCTGTCTCTTTAATTATCTGTTTTAGAAAGTCCGGCATCTTTTTTCTCCTTATCTTTTTCTGCTTGTTCCATAGCGTTCTTAATTTTCTTTAGTTGCCATTGTAACTTATCATGTAACTTACCCAAAGTGGTAAGTTCTTGTGGTTCAATAGCACCTCGTTTACACATCGCCTCTATTACTCTTGTCATAGTAATTAAATCTTCAGTAAGTAAACTTTGATTTTTTGCTTCGTCAATTAATGGGTTCATTATATCACACTCCTTCCATATTGTCAATTAAAAAAGTCTTCTATTGTATTACTATCTGAGGCATCAATCTGCCAGTTGATAGAACCTAGTATAAATCGTAATGGGTCCATAAATGATTTTTGAAACTGTGTCTCGTAATCAATATACCCATGTAGATCAAACTCTTTTGGTAATTTAGAAATAAAGGTAATAACATTTACACCCCATAAGTTTTTTCGTAGATGTATGTATTTACCTTTATCACCCTCGTAGATAGGTTGAAACTTATGACCTATCTTTTTTGTTTTAATTAAATGATTGTACATGATAGCACCTTTGACATGCATTGGTGTACCTTTCTTATATATCGAAGTTGTATCTGTGTATTTTTTCACACCGTTTACACTTCTAGGGAATGCGATCTCTTCTGGTTTCATTAATTCAAATTCACGTCTAAAGTTTACGATAAACTCTTTCATTTCTTTTTGATCACCACCCATGATAACTTTAAATGCTTCTCGCATCTTATCTCTACAAGGTAAAGGGGTAGAAGTTTTTACTGCTTCAATACCCATGATCTTTAGTTTTGGTTCTGGGTATTGTACACCTTCTGAGTTATGAACATTAAGAATATATCTTTTCTTTGCTGTCCAGATACCTTTGTCAGCAATAACTTCTCTTTTCATTACCATCTTGTTTTCATACACGTTCATATAATTACCAAGTTCAGCATAAGATTGTTTCATATATGGTTCTAGTTTTTCTCTACAAAATACGTCTAGTGCTTTTACGATTTTATCTTTATCTGTGGCACCGGTCAACTTAACAAGCGGTGCCATATTTACATAGATGGAATCTGTATCTGAAGCAATTACATAATCTTCATTTGTCTTATACAGTTTATTAAAATATTCATTAACTTTCTTTTCTATCCATCTAATATTTAATTGACCAGAAGTGGTGATTGCTTCTGCTTGTCTGTGATCATAGTATCTAAAGTATTTGTTACCAATCGCACCATAGGCACTATTTAATGAAATCTTTTTAGAATGTTGTATCAAGTAATATTTTCTTGCTAGTTTTTCATATTGTTTATCTTTTGTGTTGGCATATTGTTGCTCTGCCTCTAACATCTTTTTCTTATAGATAACACGGTCATC